TGGCAACACTATTGCTGGGAGTGCTGTGGCCGAAGACATATCAGGCTCATTAGATGATACCTTCAGCCCTACTGTAGTAGCTATTAGCACTGATGGAACTAAGATTGCTGTTGCTCACGGTTTACAAAGCAGAGAAAAGATTATCCAAATATACTCTAGAAGTGGAACTACTTTAACTTTTAGTAAAGCATTTGGTCCTAGCTTTACTGCTGGCTTCCAAGTAAAGTTTATGAAGTTCAATCCCCAAGGCAGTGTTCTAGCTGTTGTGGGAACAGGCGGCAAATTAAAACTGTTTACAGTTTAACCTTTTTGTATTTTAAGGTGTTCAACATAGGCAATAAGATTACCTAACTTATCAAGGTACTGTAGGTCTTCTTCAGTTAGTTTGTTTTCTTTAGCATTGGTTATTATTCTTTTGATTTCTTCAAAATTTAAATTTAATTGTTCTGGCATGTTTCTATCCTTTAAGTAATTATCTTTTTTGAGAGATTTTTAATGATTTTTAGGGATTGCGCTAAATAATAGTGCGATTCGCAAGCAAGTCCAAGAGACAACTTATATAAGGAGACATTTATGTCAGCAGCAAGTAATTATTTAGAGAACAAGGTTCTTGACCATGTTCTAACAGCGACAGGCTATACAGCCCCAACAACTCGTTATTTGGCTTTGTTCAATAACACCTCAGGCAACGCAGCAGCTAACCTAGAAGCAGGAACTTTAACTGATGAAACATCAACATCAGGTACAGCTTATGCTCGCAAGGCAGTAACTTTTGCAGCAGCTTCAGGTGGTACAAGTGCAACTAACGGCACTGTAACTTTCGACGCAGCTACAGCATCATGGGGTACTATTACTCATGTGGCAGTAATGGACGGTGGTACAGCTGGTTCAGGCAATGTATTGTTCTGGGGTGCAGTAACTACATCTAAGACAATCGATACCGGTGATACTTTCCAAGTAACATCAGGTAACTTGACAGTCAGCCTAGCTTAATTTTAAGCTAATCTTGTTAGGGGGTTCGCCCCCTTTCAGGCTGAGTAAACCCAGCATTCTAGACTTAGACTCCTAGTATGTTGTAGAAAACAAATATAAGTGGAGCAAGTCACATGTCAACAATTTACACAAGAGCAACCAAAGGCTCAGCATTAACCTGGACCGAAGGTGATGCCAACATCAATAACCTAAACAACGATAAGATTGAAGATATCGTTGAAGATACAACTCCACAACTAGGCGGTGACCTAGATGTCAACGGACACAGTATTGTATCAACTAGCAACGGCAATATTGCTATTGTTCCTAATGGCACTGGTAATATTCAATTAACTCCAGCATCAGGCAAGATCACACTTGGCGCAACTGATTGGCCAGCAGGTCCAGGCTCAGCAGGACAAGTATTAACAACAGCAGGTGGTACTGGTGTTCTAAGTTGGGAAACTCCAGCCGCTGGTGGTGGTGATATTGTTGATGATACAACTCCACAACTAGGTGGCGACTTAGATGTTAATGGACATTCAATTGTGTCAGCATCTAATGGTAACATTGCCATCGTTCCTAACGGCACTGGTAATATTCAACTAACTCCAGCAAGTGGTAAAATCACTCTTGGTGCTCTTGACTTCCCAACTGGCATGGGTACTAACGGACAAGTATTGACTACTAATGGTAGTTCAGCAATGACTTGGACCACAGTCAGTGGCGGTGCTACTAACTTAGATGGTCTAAGTGATGTAGCCATTACAGGCGCCACTATTGGTGAAGTTCTACAATACAACGGCACTAACTGGGTTGATGTTAGTCCTAGCGTCCTTTCAGTAGGAGAAGCATCAGTAGCATCAACAGTATCATTAACAGGTGATAGCACTACTAACGCTACTAGATACATGTTGTTTGCAGAAACCACAGTCGGTGATGTTTCACCAAAGACTGATTCTGGCCTTACATATAACCCATCAACTGGAGTTTTAACATCTACAACTTTTGTAGGTTCGTTAACTGGTAATGCTTCAAGTGCTAGTACAGTTACTTTAACAGCAGATAACACTACTAACGCCACTAACTATCCAACATTCGTCAATGCGGCAACTGGCAACTTATCACCTAGAACTGATACTGGATTTACATATAATCCATCAACTGGTACATTAACTGCTACAAGTTTTAGTGGATCAGCAACTAATGCCGTTGGTGTTAGCATAACAGATAATACAAGTTCAACAGGCACTTGGTATCCAACTTTTGTTACTAATAGTAGTGGCACTGGTAATGCATTGAATGTAACTTCAGGAAGATTAAGTTTTGTTCCAAATACTGGCGTACTAACTACTACTGCATTAGTTGTAAGTACTACTGCTACTTTAAAAGACATCCGTGAAACTGTTTCCGCATTAAGTTATGTAGCAACCATTACACCTAATGCCGCTGACGGATCTATTAGAACTATTACATTAACAGGTAATCTGACATTTTCAGCATTTGCCAGCCCAGTGAGTGGACAAAGTATTACCTTAATTATTACACAAGACGCAACTGGTTCAAGAACACTAACATCAACAATGAAGTTTGCTGGTGGATTAAAAACATTATCAACTGCGGCTAACTCTATTGACATCTTAACTGTCAGTTACATTGGTACAACTTACTACGCAAGTCTAGCAAAAGGATTCGCATAATGTTTGGAGTAGCAAGACTTAATACATTAGCCAAGGCTGCGGCAGCACCGTCAGGTGTGCGTGTGACTAATAGTACTTGGACTACTAACTACTCAGGTACAGGCGGAAGTGCTAGTGCTGGTAAATTTGGCAATGCTATTGCCACAGTAGCAACTAGTAATAACTATCACCGCTTGGCATTTGGTAATACATCCGCAGGTGCTACCTATTGGCAAAGTACGACTCCAATGTGCATTGAATTTTGGATGTATATCAGTTTTACACCATCAAATAGTAACCAATGCGTCTGGGCTACAAATTCTGACATATTCTCAAGTCTAGCTACAGCAGGTGGCGGTGATTTATCACTGTCATGGAATACTAGCCAAGGCACTTGGAAATTATATGATGGTAGTGCTAGTACTCTAGTGAACTTGACTATACCAACTGCAACTTGGCAGCATTTTGCACTTCAAGTTAATAGTTCAGGTAGGCTGAGTATTTGGCAGGGTGGCACACTAAGAGTTAATAATGTGGTTTATTCAACTTCAACAAACCAGCCTGCTTTTTATGTAGGTAAAGGTATTAACGGTAGTAACAACAACTCTGTTAGATTTGATGAATTCCGTGTAACTTACGGCACACGATACACAGGAACTTCAAGTTTAACAGTACCAACGGCTGCATTTGTCAATGATGCAACTACATTAGGATTATTCCACTGTGAGTCAACTACACAAACTGATGATACAGCATAAGGACACGCAATGACACAAGATTTATATTACTATGAAACGGGCTACATAGACGACAGTTACTTTGTCTATACAGCTGATGCTGAATCACAGGTAACTAGCACTAGTTCAATTAGTTGTGATGCTAGTGTCATTGCTGGCGGCGTTGCTGTATTTGGATCAGGTGATTTGCCAGGCTTTGCCACATTGACTGCAACTATCAGTCATATTGAAGGTGCTGACTTATTTGCCATGACTGACGCAGCACTTGCTGCTGCTGTTGATAGAATCCGTGACAATAACATTAGTGTTACCAGTGCCTTCACGCAAGTAACTACTGGATCTAAGTTTACTGACTTTGGATCTAACCTTGACGGTGAAGTTACTTTCAGCGTAGATAACCTACGAGTTAGAATCACTGAAGCCGCTGTAGATGCGGCTTTTTCATTGGCGTGTGATGCTGTACGCATTGACGGTGGATCAATCATTGAAGCCAGCGGTGCTTGGACTGCATCTTCAACAGTTTCAGCAAGCGGTGTATTAACTCGAGCACTTGATGCAACTATCAGTGCAAGTTTTAGCCAAAGTGCAATTAATGATAGAATCCGTGACACTGATAGTAGCATGCCTACTAGTACCAGTTTAGATATTAGTTCAATTGATGTTACTAGAGAAATCAGTGTTGCCATTGAGTCAAACTTTGATCTATCAGCTGATGCAAGTAGAACCCGCAGTTTTGCATCCGAACAAAACGCATTGTTTAGCCCAAGCCTAACTGTTGACATATTCCGTAATAGCTTTGCCGTACTTGACAGTGTATCAACAGTTAGTGTAACAGCCGAAGCTAATAAGCCAATGGCTGCTAGCATTGAGTCAAGTTCACAATTAGTTTCAAGTGCATTAGTTGGTTACCAAGGATCAGCTGGTTTAACATTAACTTCAACTGTTAGCGCAACTGTTGATAGAATTACCAAGTACTGGTCAGCTGTTCAATCACCATCTGATACTATCTATGACCTAGCAGTTGACTCTAGCGGTAATACTGTGCTATTGGCAAGTTCTGGTAATGTTATTAAACTAGACCAATACGGTCTACCAGTACTACAGACTAAGATTGCCAACAGTTTGACCAACAGTGCAATTGCATTAGATTCAAGTGGTAACATTTATGGTAGTGCTGGTTCAAATGTTTATAAGTTCAACAGCTCTGGAGCAATCCAGTGGCAGAAGACTCAATCATCATCAACACCGGTATCACTAAGTGGTACTGCTACAACTGACTCATCTAGTAACTTTTATGTTACTGGACAGACTGCTACAACATTCAACAGAGCTGCACTGGTAAAATATAACAGTTCTGGTGTACTACAGTGGGGTTACGGATACGGCACTGCAAGCGGTGTCTATAATAACTACGATGTAACAGTTGACGGCAGTGGCAATATCTATACCATTGGTCGTAACTTATTAGCCAAGTTAGACAGCAATGGTAACATTACTTGGCAATATTCTACTAGTAACATGCTTGCTATTGATAGCTCAGCAGGTATTACTACAGACTCTGCTGGTAACATTTATATCATTGGTACAAGTGGTACATATCCAAATCAAGACAGTCGATTAGTTAAATTAAATTCAAGCGGAACAGTACAATGGATCCGAGACATTGCCATCTCAGGTCAAAATAGTTCTGCTCGTAATAGCGTGTCTATCAGTCCAAGTGGCTTCATTTATTGTATTGGAGATGATGATTCTGCATCATATATTGTTAAGTTTACAAGTCAAGGTAACTTAGTTTATCAAAACAAAATAGTAAGCAGCTCTTCACAAGTTTGGAACATTGTTGTTACTAGTGATTCAATCAAGGTCAACTCAATAGACGAAATTTATTCGTTGCCTGTTAACGGCAGTGGTTATGGAGATTATAGCGCATTCAGTTATGCTGCATCTGATTACACTATCAGTACAGTATCACCTGTAACACTAAATGCTTCTAGTGTCACAAGAGCAACATTAGGCTTAACAGCTTCTACTTCTTCATTCACTATTACTACTGGCTCTGCTGCGTTTACTAATGAATACATTTCAAGTTCTGCAGTTACTCAATCTGCCAGTGCTGCCATTAATAGTACTGCAACAGCAGTAATCCTAACAACCAAGTTCAGAGGCGCTGCTGCTAATTTGTCAGCAAGTGCTCAATTAACTAGTACAGTAACCAATGTTAAATCAGCAGCCGCTAGCTTGTCTGTTGATTCATCGTTAGTTGAAATTACTACTAAGATTCAAAATGCATCTAGTTCGTTAGTATCTAATAGCCAGCTTGCTTGTACAGTAACCAAGTTCACTGACTTTGCCACAGCAGCCAGTGCATTGACTGAATTAGTTGCATCAGCTAATACTACTCGAACTGTTGAGATAGCATTAGAGTCTAACGGTTTCTTAGTAAGTGCATTTGGTCGTATCCGCCCTGAAGTTGCTGACCTAACAGTTAGCAGCTCATTAACAGCCGCGGCAGAATCAGGTAAAATTGCCAGTGCTGACCTAACTGTATCAAGTTCAATTGCTTGTACAGTAACCAAGAACATCGGACCTATCATTAGTTCAGTTAGTGCAGATACTGCAATGACTGTTAATGCAGTGAGTTTGCCAAGTGGTTCAGTTGGCATGACAGCAACATTCAATACTGTTGCAAATGCAAATAGACTCCGTGGCTCTAGTTCAGCAGTTAATTGTGTTGTAAATCAACAAGTTAGCGCAACTGTTTCAAGAACACTCACAGCCAGCTTAGTTACAACATCTACAGTTGCCGTTAGCGCATTGCGAATCAAACAGTTAGCATCAGCATTTGCCAGCGTTGCCAGTGAATTAACTGCTATCAACAAGATTGGTAATACTTTAGTCGATCTAACACTAGTAGCTAGCCTAACAGCTAATGTAAAAACATTAGCCAGCAATTCAGCAACTTTAGAAACTAGCGCAACACTAACTAGTGGATCAAGTGTTAACCGTCCAACATCAGCGGTATTGGTCAGTGCAAGTTCAATGACTACATCAGCTGATGCTGGTATTATTGGTCAAGCTAATCTTGCAGTAACTGCCAACTTGAGTTGCAATGCACTAGTGGTCAACAGTTCTAGTGCTAGCTTATCAAGTGCATTCACTTTAACTGCCAACACCGGAGCAGTCCGTGATGTTATTGCGCTTGAGATGGCTGCTGCCAGTATGCAGGTCACTGGCAATATTGTCAAAGCCACCGCAGCCAACATCACAGTACTAGCTAGTTTAAATACAAACGCAGGCAAACAGATTAGCGCAGTTGCTAGTTTGCTGTGCCAAGGATTTGTATTATCCGATGCGAAAGTAATCAACTTTGATGCTAGCGAAACCTATGTTGTTCCAAGAGACACTAATCTTTGGTCAATAAGAGCTGAGTCAAACTTGTACACAATTGAGTACGAGGATAGATCTTGGTCATTCAATGCTGATTCAAACTCAATTTCAATTGAATCAACCCCAACTTATAAAATAAAAGGATAATAATTATGTCAAACGGATTTGAACAAATTAACCAAACACTATGGATTACCAAAGATCCACAAGCACAACTATTCTACACCTTTGATTGGTCAGATTGGTTAGTGGCTAACGACACTATTGCATCAGCTGTTTACACAGTCACAGCTCGAGTCAATGATCCTGATCCATTAGTCAAGGTCAGCAGTGGTATCACTGGCGGCAACAAAACCTACATTGAACTTAAAGAAGGTCAAATAGGCAAGAGCTATGTGGTCACAGTCAAAGTAACCACAACTGATGGACTAATTGACGCTAGAAGCTTTAGAGTCAAAATAGAAAATCGTTCTGCTTAACCAATATTAATACTAAGGAGTTTGTCTGTATCTTAAATATGATATGGACAAACAAACCTTAATCAATTTAATACAACAAGTAGCTGAGATAAAAGAACTCAAGCCTGTTACTAGCCCAACCATGCGGCTAGATGACTCGCACCAAAACGATGTTAAAGTAGGTGACGAATGGATTCACATCAACAAAGATGCCAATCCAACATTAGGGTTCAAAGTTGTCAAAATCAAGCCAGTGCATCGTGCTTGTGAGTTAGGCTGCGGCGATATTGTAGCCAATCAAGTAATTGAAAAACGCCTTTGCTTTACTCCTGTTACGCACTGGCGTACTCGTTGTATTGCGTGTGGATGCTTTGTAAGTCCAGATGGAGAAAGTTTCATTAAAGGTGGGCACGAGATCCAATCAGCTTACATGCGGTATTTCAAAGGTGAGCGTGAAGTCGAAAAGCGAACTAATGGACATGTTGTAATCAAAGAATACAGACCTGACCGCGAACGCAAATGGATAAGTGACTCCGCTGGCAATATCAGTTTAAATCCTGAATACGAGGAAAAGAAATAAATAAATGCGTTAGAGAGGTGTATTCTCCTCGAATGCGGTTCAGTTACGCTGAATCGGGTTAGCGTCAGCTAACTCACAAGTCCTAGTTAACGCCATTACTAAGATGCTTATTACAACAAATCCTCTCTAACAATTTCGTTATCCTTTAAAAGCCCAGTTAGTCATGTTCCTGGGCTTTTTCTTTGGCGAAAATACCGCTTTTCCTAGGGGTTTTTTTGTGTTAAACTAAATACTAATGTAATAGGCACACAAGACAATCATGGCTCACTTAGGCAAATCTAATAATAATAAATCATACAACACAAGGTTGACGGGCCGAATATAATACCGTTGGTGAATCCGTTCTGATGTGTGACGGCAGCCAAATTCAATAGTTGTAGTTGAACTTTTACGCACTACCCTTGTCGCAACAAGGATGCTTTAAATGACTCACCACTGTGAGTAACATTTGCGTAATCGGAATAGTTGTTAATCATAGTGATACAGTAATGTAACAATCTTGTGATGAAGTAGATAGGCACCAGAAGCTACTTCTTAAAAATCGTTGTTGGTCGGGTAAGGAACAGAGCCCATAACAAGAGCACTATGTACATAAAACAAACCTTGTGGCTACACAAGTTCCAACTGCTGATCCTAGCGAGGGGTCATTTTTTACGGCATCCACTTAACAGGGTGCCGTGTCTGCTTCAGGGTCATGTGTATGTCTCTTAATTAAATTAGTTCTTAGTAATTACTTCAAATAGATAGCAATTAAAGAAGAAAGAAATTAAACTGAGTGTTAACGAAGTTTAGTTGAAGTTTACTTCAACATCAAGATAGAACTAATATGCAAAACACACTCAAACAAATAAAACAACATATACAACATGACATAGGTAAAAAGATACCTAGAGAAGATGTAGTAAATATCTTTAAGGGTTTCCTTGAAGAACTAGCACAAGCAGAATACAATGATCAAACTGGAATACATACGAATAGACATGATGAGATTACTGAATCGTGATCTTGTTGAATGGCTACATACTGCACCAGATTGCGAATGGCGTGAAGATTACTTCTGCTTCTTTATTTTGAAAGGATCAAAGACTCATACCCGCTTGGCAATCATGCACGGAGATATATTCGAATGATCACAGATGATGAGCTATTTGCCAATGCCAATCGTTGGTTAACTACCAGTAGCTTACAAAATTGGAAAACAGATGCCAGCGCCATAGGATTTGTAGCCAGCGTATGCTTACAGCACAGAACTGGCAAACCTATCACTGAAAAGCAGAAAGACTATCTGCATGCCATACTAACCAGATGTTCAAATGCGAGCTAAACCCAAAGACATCGCACCCCTACGCAAGCAGTACCTAGACGAACAGCAGGGTTTATGTGCCTTATGCAGAGAACCCATTGCAGACGGAGAAGCAGTACTAGATCATCACCACAAGTCAGGATACATTCGCAGTGTCCTACATAGAGGTTGCAATGCTTACATTGGCGCACTAGAAAACAACCAAGCTAGGAATAAGATTACACCCAATAGACTTACTAACATATTGGCTAACTTTGAAACCTATGTCCAAACTCATAAACCCGTACTGCATCCAACTCATAGAACACCAGAAGAACGAGCCGAAAGAGCCAAAAAACGAGCAAAAGCCCGAAGAAATCGAGCCAAGTGAGTTGACTGTAAATACATAAGAGCGTATTATTAAGTATAGGCAGCAGAATTAACATAACAGGAGATTCTCCGGATCCTGCCTATACTTACTAAGGCTAATATGACCAAGGCAGAATACGATGAGTACAGTAAAGAATGGGAAGAGTGGAGCTCCAAACAAGGAGAATGGCCCTACACCCCAGCAGATCCGCTCTTGGATCAACAGGCAAAGAACAAGAACAAACCCCAGCCCAGCTTACATAAGTTGGTTACGCAAACAATTCCGGATTACTATAAAAGTAGACTAAATGAAACCCGTTGAACGATCAGGACATATAGATCTTTGGATCTTGATACAGCAAGGCACTAGTGGCACATTTAATTTTCAAGCCTTGGCCAGCAGTGAGTTCGGTACTGGATTTTGTAAAAGCCTAGAACAAGCACAGCATCAGCAGACCATGGAATTACTCAAAGGTAATAGAGTAGAAGTATTCCACTTAGAATGGCCCATCAAATGATGCAGATTAGAGCCTTTATCGGCTCTTTTTATTGCCCTTGTATAAATATAATGTAGGAGATTAATAGATATGAGATTAAAGAAAGACGGCACACCTGCTAAGAAAGCTGGTAGAAAGCCTAACCCAAATAAACCAGTGAAAGCCCCGACTAATGGCGGACGGGGCCCAAGACCACATGTATGGATGTGCGGTCCTGATGAATACAAGCACTCAATGTACATGCCTTGGCAAAGAGCATCAGCACAAGCTAGATTTAGAAATGAAGGCTGGGATCTAACATTTGAACAGTTTTATGAACTGTGGAAAGATGAGTGGAAGAACCGCGGTCGCCAACCAGATAACATGTGCATGACTCGTGATGATTATGATGGTGCTTGGACTTTGGGTAATGTGACTATTGTAACTAGACTTGAACACCTACAAAGACAACAGGCCAACAGAAGTAACCCTAGTTACCGCGGCCCAAAGACAGGACGCCCACTTAAACCAATTAATCCAGTAAAGGTGCGTAAATGAAAACCCTTACTCTAGTACTGGCAGTACTTTTAACTGGATGTGCAACGCCCCCTGCATTCCTAGCTAACATGTACGACAGCAATGATCCATGCCAAAACTATTATCGAGTCAAAGACTTTAAACAGCCTAGCTGGTGCGGAGGCGGTTCAGGTAAACGCTATGTAACCCGTGACTATACTACAGGGCGTCCACTGACTACAACGAGGGCGCAGTAATGAAAACCATTAGATACCAAAAGTTAGACAAGATGTTGCCTAGGGATGATCGTCCTTATGCAACGACCTATGTTAAGCAAACACTAGAACAACGCAAAGAACTAGTCAAGTTCATTAGGCAAGCAGTCACTGAAATAGCTGATGCAGTAGAAACAGATCAAGAATGGCTTGATTTTGTGCGTGTACCACTTAAAGGCTTTAAAACTAGCACAGGCACTAATAGAACAGCCACTGACATTATCACAGACATAGTTAATGAAGCTAACGGCAAGAAGAAAGGTGGATTACCCAAAGATTTTGCCCTAGCACCAATTGAACGCTGGAACAAACTGTTCCAAGGTACTGCTTATGAGTTTGAACTAGTACAAACATTTGATGCTAACCCTAATAACTTTTCGGATCTAATGGAATATGATGAATAATGATTTTGACCCTTATGATGCACTAATCAGTATGAATGAACGCTTGCATCGGCTTGAACAAGCTCACAACAGACTAGCTAAAGACTACGAAAGAACACAGAAAGAATTCACAGAAGCATTGATTAGCCAACAGAAGACACAGCAGCACTTGCTTAACCTGCAGAAGCTAGTACATCAATTTATAGTGAATCCAGACAAACCCAGGTAAATACTCAGCAGGATTTTAGTAGGTCCGGCATGTAATTTCTCCGATTACTAGATTAGCCCCTTTTATCAGGGGCTTTTCTTTGGCTATTAATAAATACTGTATGGAAGAAAACACCAACAGTAACCCCACCACAGTAGAAGCACAAGGTGTACTACATGCCCCGGGTAAAACAGGCCCTAAGCCTAAAGAGCTAGTTACAGCTGAATACCAAGGTATCCCTGTAGGCCGTGATAAAAAGGTTATTGATCCAGTTGAAGTAGAAAAGCTAGCTGCCTTAGGATGCAAGGACAGTGAAATTGCTGACTGGTTTGGCATTAAGCAGGATACTCTACGCTACAACTTTGCGGATCAAATAACAAAAGGCCGCGAATCACTGAAGCAGTCATTACGCAGAGCACAACTAAGCCTAGCCTTATCAGGCAATGCTGTTATGTTGATTTGGTTAGGTAAGAACATACTAGGACAAAGTGATGCTCCAACTGAAAGCCAAGCTAATACTCCACTACCTTGGGAATCAGTAGAATGAAGCTGACAGCTCCACAGACTACTATTGTAGAAGATGACCACCGATTTAAGGTGGTTATTGCTGGACGACGCTTTGGTAAAACATTCTTGGCTATTAGAGAACTATGCTATCACGCTCGCATACCTAACCAAGAAGTTTGGTACATTGCTCCTACTTACAAACAAGCTAAGATGATTGTATGGCGCAAGCTAAAGCAACGCTTGCAAGACCTACGCTGGATTAAGAAAGCTAACGAATCCGAACTTAGCATCACACTAAAGAACAACTCAACAATCTCACTTAAAGGTGCAGACAATGAAGACAGCCTGCGTGGTGTTGGACTTGATTACTTGATCATGGATGAGTTTGCTGACATACGCCCTGAAGCGTTCTTTGAAGTACTGCGTCCTACCCTAGCTGACAAACAAGGCAAGGCTTTGTTTATTGGTACTCCTAAAGGCATTGCCAACTGGGCGTATGACCTGTACCAAATGGCATTAGAAAGTGATAGCTGGAAGTCATTCCAATTTACCACTATTGACGGTGGCAATGTTAAAGCAGAAGAAATAGAAGCCGCTAGAAAAGACCTAGACGAAAGACAGTTTAGACAAGAATTCTTAGCAACATTCGAGACATACGCAGGCAGGATCTATTACTCATTTGATAGAGTAGAGAACACTAAGCCTCCAGAAGCAATTGATTTATCAGTAATATACACAGGATGGGATTTTAACATTGACCCTATGTCCGTTGTAATTGCAGTACGCCAAGGAGATAGTTTAAATGTCATTGATGAGATCCGAATGTTTTCTTCTAACACCCAAGAAGCAGTGGATGAAATTAAGAGCCGATACCCAAAAAGTCGCATCTGGGCATTCCCAGACCCAGCCTCAAGACAAAGAAAAACCTCAGCTGGCGGCACTACTGACTTGCTCATTCTCCAGAACGCGGGGTTTGTAGTCAAAGTTCCTAACAGCCATACTCCAGTTAGAGATAGAATTAACGCCGTCAATGCTAGACTATGTTCAGCAACTGGCATTAGACACTTGAATATTCATCCCAAGTGTAAATACACGATAGAAGGATTAGAGCGTCAAACTTACAAGGAAGGGACTACCCAACCGGACAAAGAAAGTGGTTACGATCACATGATGGACGCACTAGGTTACATGGTTGACTACATGTTCCCAGTTAAACGCGATGTTGATCCTGCATTACTAGTACCACAGCGTTGGGGACATGCCCTAGCTTAACCAAGGAAATTAAAAATGAATGTTACACAAACATTAACTCAAGAGATTGCCGCAGTCATTTCCGGCAACAAAATTTATAATAGTTATATTACACAATGGAAATACTTACTAGAGTCATATCTAGGCGGTGAAGAATACAGACAAGCAGGGCATTTGACACGCTATCAGCTAGAGACTGATGGAGAGTATAACTCGCGTTTGAAGAGCACCCCACTTGATAACCACTGCCAAAGTGTTATTTCAGTATACAACAGCTTCTTATTCCGTAACCAACCTAAGCGTGAGTTTGGTGCTATTGAATTAATGCCAGAACTTAAAGAATACTTGAAGGATGCAGACTTTGATGGGCGCTCATTAGATGCATTCATGAAGGATGTTGCCACATGGAGCTCAGTATTTGGACATGCTTGGGTCATTATTGCCAAGCCAGATGTTGGTGCTATTACCCGTGCTGATGAAGTTGCTATGGGTGTTCGTCCATATGTTAGCTTGTTAACACCTATGGTAGTACTTGACTGGCAGTGGAGCCGCATGCCAAGTGGACGCTTTGAATTAACTTACTTCAAGTACTTAGAAGATGTTAACGGTGATGTCCGCACTGTAAAAGAATGGACACAAGAAACTGTACGCACTACTGTGGTCAATATCGCTGATAACACAGTCAACGAAGATATTATTGAAATCAACGGCTTGGGTATGATCCCTGCTGTTATTTGTTACAACGGACGCAGTACAGTCCGCGGCATTGGTGTTAGTGATATTGCTGACATCGCTGACGCACAGAAGTTTATCTATAATGCAACTAGCGAAGTAGAACAGTCTATAAGACTTGATTCACATCCATCACTTGTCAAGACTCCTGAGACAGCAGCAGGCATTGGAGCCGGTAGTTTGATCCATATGCCAGAAAACTTGGACCCAGGCTTAAAACCATACTTGCTTGAATATGGTGGCGCTAGTGTTGACAGCATTTACCTAAGCATCAAGCATACTATTGACAGTATCGACAAGATGGCTAATACTGGTGCTGTCCGTGCAACAGAGTCACGCACACTAAGTGGTGTTGCAATGGAAACAGAATTCCAATTGTTAAACGCTAGACTATCAGAAAAAGCAGACAACATCGAACTTGCAGAAGAACAGATTTGGAAGATTTGGTGCGCTTACATGGGCTATGCATGGGAAGGTTCAATTGACTATCCTGGCAGCTTTAACATGCGTGATACACAAGCTGAAGTAGATCAATTGGTCAAGGCCAAGTCTGCTGCTACTGATCCTCGTGTACTAGCTGTTATTGACCACGAACTAGTAGAACTACTAGGCGAAGATGCTGATATCATTATGCCAGAGATGGCTCCTGCTATGATGCCTGCTGTGGTACCATTCGAAGCACATGTTATGATTGATCCAGCTACAGGTACTGAATACATTGCCCGTACTGAGCAAGAGCATTTAGACTACGCTGCATTAGGTTACATGCATAAAGGTGGATAATATGAACAGACCGTACCCAACAAGAGGCAGTAGAACTGCCAAGAACAGAAAGAAACCACCAAAGAGATAATGGACACATATCCAGTATACCCAGAGGATGACGGATATGATAAGCCCGTCAATCCATACGGACAACATTAACCGGGAGCGACTCGGCACTTTAAGGGAGAGGGATTGGGGGCAGGGCCCTCTCCCTCACAATATGACACAACTACCAACAACTGAATTAGAGAAAACTAGCTTAGAAGCACATGTGGACTTATGTGCCATGCGCTATGCACAACTAGACTCTAGGCTGACTATCATCGAAGAGAAGGTTAGCGAACTAAGCAAAGTAATAGAAGAATCAAAGAACTCAATGGCTAAAGTCATAATAGGAGCAACGGGAACTATAGTAGCTAGTTTAATCGGAGCTATTATAACCATTATTATGAAGTTTTAACCTGTTCTGTATAAATATTAGTTAATACTCATAGGAGGCGATGCACAATGTCAGACAATACATTGGTAACAGATAACGCAACTGATGCGGCAGCTCTAGAAGATGGAAATCAGGCACAAGCAACTAAAACCTACACTCAAGAAGAAGTAGATAACATGATGGCCCGTATGAAGGGTTCATTGCAAAAAAAGTTATTGAAACCTTATGAAGAACTAGGCGATCCAGAAGAATTACGCAACCTAAAAGCTGAAGCTGAAAAGCGTCAGGTAGAAGGACAAATCAAGCGTGGTGAATTTGAGAAAACCCTACAGGAATTAGCTGCTAAGAAGGATGCTGAAATCCAGAAACGAGATAGCGTCATTAAAGAATACAAGGTTAACACACCTTTACTATCAGCAGCAGCACAATACCGTGCAGTCAACGCTGAACAAGTAAAAGCATTGTTATCCCAAAATGTAAGACTTAATGGTGAAGGTGAAGTAGAAGTAGTTGATGCTACTGGCAGCGTTAGATATAACGACGCAGGTGAAGCATTAGGGGTAAATGATTTAGTGCGCGAATTCCTTGATTCGAATCCGCATTTTGTCCAAGCTACTCCGAGTACTACAAACACTAAGAGCAGCCATGCGAACAATGTCAGTAACGGCATTGATATCTCTAAATTGGATATGAAGAATCCGGATCACAGGAAACTTTACGCCGAGGCTCGCGCTAAAGGCAAAATTTAAAGACAATATCTAAGGAGATTTATAAATGTCTAACACAACTTCAGTTAACAGCGAATTGTTCGCTAACCTAGTAACTGCCGCTCAATACGGTGCTTACGAAAACTCAGTAGGTCGTCAGATCTCTACTGTATTTGATGCTCCAGTTAACGCTGGTAAAGTATTGCAAGTTCCAGTTTGGTCTTCAATCGCTGCATCAGAAATCAGTGATGAGTCTGCTGCTTCTGCTGCAGATACCAACACAACTTCAGCTTCTATCACATTGACAGAGCATGTTGTTTATCACCGCGTTACAGACATGTTGCGTGACAGCGCATACGGTAATGTTATGGCTCAATTGGGTGACCAATCAGGCCGTGCTATTGCTGAAAGCATTGACAAGCAATTGTTCGCTAAGTTCTCTAGCTTAGGTGGTTCTGCTACTGCTATCGCTTTAGCTGACTTCGAAATCACCGACATCATGGACCGCGTTGCTGCTATCCGTGCAAACAAGGTTACTGGTCCTTTCTTTGCTGTTGTTCACCCAACTGCTGCTAACCAATTGAAGAAAGCTTTGACTGCTGCTGCTGCTTACACATCAAGCGGTTCATTAGCTGACAGCATCTTGCGTGAGTACTTCGTTGCTCAAATCGCTGGTTGTACAGTTATCGAATCAGCATTGGTTCCATACAACGATTCAACAGGTGTTGCTACTTGTGCTGTATTTGCTCCATCAGCTTTAGGCCACGCAATGCGAGGTACTATCAGCCTAGAAGAACAACGCCAAGCTGCTGCTCGTGCTACTGATGTAGTATTGACTGGTGTTGCTGGTGCTGCTGTTCTACAAGCTGGTCATGGCGTGATCATGAACATCGACTTAGTAGCCTAATCTGGAGTAGAACATGGCTTTCATAAATGACGGAACAACTGTAATAAGTTTTGCGGAGTATCAAGATGTCGTGGACCGTGATTCACGATTGTTTGAGACCAATGAAAGCCTGTCTGAAGATGTAGTTGAACCTTTATTGATAAGAGCAACAGAGCGTATACTTACAAAGTTGCGCTCTAGTGCTTGGTGGCAAGATTACTATGTAAAGCGTAGTACTTCGACCACTTATCAAACTACAGCGGATATTCCAGCATTGGATCCAGAACGAATTATTGCAAGACTTAGTGACTTCACAGATTTGTGTGTTTACCAAGCTCTAGGTGAATTTATTTTACCTAAAGTTGCAGACTTCGGTACTGAAGACAATGCAGAGCGTCAGAAGATGGGGTATTATACAGGTAAAGCTGATGCCCTATTTGCTGAACTTATTTCCGCAGGTGACTGGTATGACTTTGATAACACTGGTACAATTACTAGTGCAGAGAAAGACCCAGGATACTATAACTTAAAGAGAGTACGATGAGAACTGAATTACTAGATTACCTCAAAGGCTTGAAGTTGAAGAACTACAATGTCTCTGATGAGTTACCATTTAGTAATTCGGGCACAGTGATGTACACGAAGAATCCAAAGCGTATCTATGCAGACCTAGAACAAATTTCTAGTGAACCATTTATACAATTATTCGGCGATTACAACATTGACTCAGAGGTGCATTCAGTCAGACTTTACTTTACAACAGACGCTAAACAGTTGCCATCAGACTACAGCGCATTGGTCACTAGTATTAGAGCAGGTAAGCAAGTACCAACTGAGGTGAAATACCACCGCAGAGAAGTTACTAGCTCAACTAGCTTTGAGAATGACCTAATGCTAACTGAGTTTGAATTCAGATTCACGAAACTAACATAACCATCTTAGGAGATAAACAAACATGGCTTATATCAATCCAAGTCCTGGCGTATCAGGCGCACAGGTAACACTAACACTGTACCACACAAGCAAAGTTGCAGACGCAACAGGCTTGGTGATCCCAGCGTTACAAAACATTACTATCAACAACAGTAATGATGTTTTTACATGGAGTCAATTAGACTCTACAGGTAAGAAGCAAATTGCAACAACTTCAACTAATAGCTTGGCTATGAACTTGGTTGTTGACCCAACTAGCTTCTTCCCAGGTGCTTCACCTACAACTACTGCGGCTAGCCAAGGTGTTTTAGGCTTGAGCAAGAACAAGACCAAAGTTGCATTTGAACTTGTTATGGGTGATACAGACGGCGGCGTTAATACTAAAACTATTAGCGGTGAAGGTTACATCACTGGTCTAGCACCAACAGTATCAGCAGATAGTCCAGTTTGGGTTAGCCCGATCACTATCACTGTAACTGGTGACTACACTGTTGCTACAACTGCTTAATAGCTAGTTTAGAAACACGGAATAGGGTCTTAACGGACCCTATTTTTACGAGCATAGCTAAATATTAGCATAGGATTGATTGATGGATATTTTAGATAAAAAGACAGATAAAGAGCTTCACGAGAGCTTGTTGGCAGAAGTCGCAAAGGCTTCTAACGAGATTAAATGCGCTCGCCAAGATCTAGACAAAGCTACAAATAGACTCAGCTTCTTATTAGTAGTAATAAACAAATTGATTAACAGATAAAAGGATCTACAGATGAAACTATCACAACTGGCCGCAAAGCCACAACTAATTAAATTAACACTTGATGACGCAGAGGTTATCAAAGAGTTCGGGGAACCGCTTGAATTCTGCACATGGGATAGACAACCCCTTGACATCTTTATGAAGTTAGCAAGTGTTAGCGGTGGAGAACCAACAGCAATGTTTGATGTTGTCCGCACACTAATCTTAGATGATAATGGTAAGCAAATTATCACTAAAGAACAAATGCTTCCAAGTAATATCTTGTTGAAGGTTGTTGGAAAAGTAGTAGAAACGCTGGGAAAGTAATTGGCGGGGAAGTGGATTGGGATGATCCAGATATTATGCTTGTGTTGACACTGCATAACCTTGCTGAAAAATACAAATGCTTACCTAGTGAAGCATTAGTTAGGGGTAATACTTTAGATCTATATGTGCTTGATGTTAGTACCAAATGGGTAAAACATCAACAGGATCTATCACAAGCCAACTCAGGCTCGGCAAGTATTAACCCTAGCTTATCAGTAGAACAAATGCAAGGCATGATTAATCGTGTCAAGGAGAGTAATAAATGAGTATCCAATTCCAGGTTACAGGCAGCGTCAAAACTAGCTTAGATAAGATTAAAAAAGTCCAAGCACAACTCGCAGCACTTCCCCAAGATGTTTATAAGCACTTTGTTGCCATTACTCCAATTGACTCTGGTAATGCACGAAGAAATACTTCATTGTCTGGGAAAACAATCCAGGCAAACTATCCTTATGCTAAACGCTTAGACCAAGGATGGAGTAAGCAAGCGCCTCGAGGTATGATCAAGCCAACTGAAGAGTACTTGAAGAAGCGCCTTAAACAAATTACAGGAAAATAAAAATGGCAGACAATTTAATAATTAATGCTGACACAAGCCCCGCCATACGAGAGTTAGAGAAGCTTGGTAAGAAATTAGAAGATATTAGCAAGAAGTTTAGCGATAACTTTGGCAAGATGTCGGATCAAGCCAAGGGTCTAGGATTGGCGTTAGTTGGTGCAGGAGCAGCCGTGGCAGCATTTGCTGATGACATTAGCGACATTGCCGATGCTAACCAAGTTGCAATTGAACAAGTACTAGGTTTGAGTAAGGCTCTAGAGGGTAGCGGCGGCAAGGCTGAGAATGTTGGTAAGATGTTCCAGACTATGAGTCAAAACATTGAGGAAGCCAACGGCGGCAACCTTAAGGCATTATCAACATTTAACCGCTTGGGTGTTAGCTTATCTGACCTTGGCAATAAGTCTAATACTGCACTTAAGGATCAATTACTTGACGGTCTAGTTAAGATTAAAGATCCTATTGAACGCAATGCTATTGCGATGCAAGTATTTGGCAAGAGCTTAGTAGGTGTTAACATTGAAAAGTTTGCTGCTGACCAAAAGAAACTTACTGAAGAGATGGCACCATATGCTAACAGCATTGAGACTGCCGGTGCTGCGTGGGATAACATGGTTTCAATCTTAGGTACACTCAAGTTGGCTTTCGCTGAAGCATTCCAACCTGTCTTTTGGTTGCTATCTAAGATTAGTATTAACACTGAAGTTGCCGCTATTAGTTTTAGATTATTAGCCTTAGGTGTCGCAGCAGTTGCTGCACCAGCTGTGCTTGCAGGTATGGCTTCACTGATTAGTTTAGTTAGAACACTTACAGTTGTTGCTGCCAAGAATCCATTCATTGCTGTTGCCACAGCATTATTAGCCATCGGACCTAGTGTAGTCAGCTACTTAGGATTGATGAAGGACACTGAAGAGCAACAAAAGTCTAACAATGATGCCACTGCTGAGGGTGTTCGTAATCAGGAAGGCCTTAACCAAGCATTGAAGAAAGAACTCGATGCGTTAACACAGATCCAAGATTCACTAGATAGAAACTGGAAAAAGTCTTTAGAAAAGTATGACTTAGAATACAAATCATTAGGCTTATCCGAATCACAAAAGAAAGTTGCAGAAGAAAGAGCTAAAGTTGAACAAGAAGCACAGGATGCATTGTACCAACTGAAGCAAAAGTTTGAAGCACTAGATAAAGATGCTAGATCTAGAACACTAGATGCTTACAAAAAAGAGCAGGAAGCTATCAAGCAAGGCGCTGAGGCTCAAAAGCGAGCTGTTGAAGAAAAGATCAAACTCACTGACGACTACAGTAGAGTTGTAAGAAACTTTACTTCTTTATTCCAAAATATGGCCGATGCTGAGCAGAAGATCTTTGATGTTCAAGCAAAGCAAATGCTTGACAATGCCAGTTACAAAGAAAGAATCGACTTAGAATCAAAATTGTACCAAGTGCAAAAGATCCGCGGCGAACTTAGTGGTAACCTAGGTGAACTAAGCAAGGATGAAAAGAGCCGAGCAATCGCAGTAATTAGTGAAGCAACTGATAATGTTGATTTGCTAAAGATGAGTTACGATGAAATTGGCCAATCAATCCGTGATAACATTGCGTATTCAGTAGAGATGGGTAGCATTACCCAAGATACTGCTGATAAGATGACTAACTCTTTAGACAAGACTTACAAAGGTATTGCTATTGGTGCTAAGAGTATCGCTGATGCTAACCAACAGATTGCCGATCAATCAAGAACATTCTCCTCAGGTTGGGATAAATCATTCCGCGATTATGTAGACAATGCAACCAACGCCGCTGGCCAAGCTCAAAAGATCTTCCAAACAATGAGCCAAGGTATGGAAGACATGCTAATGAAGTTGTTTAAGACTGGTAAGTTAGGATGGAAAGACTTCTTACAAACTATGATCGATGCCTTGTTGCGTAGCCAGATCCAACAATTGATGGCTAAAACATTCAGTGGTGTTGGCTCAATAGGCGGTGCAGGTACTGGCAAATCAGGTGGGTTATTTGGCGGCGCATTGATTCCGGGTATTCTTGCTGAAGGTGGCCCAGCGGCTATGAATCGTCCTTACATTGTAGGCGAGCGTGGTCCTGAATTGTTTATCCCATCAAGCAACGGCCAAATGGTTCCTAATAGTGGACTAGGCGGTGGCGGTAATGTAACATACAACATCAGTGCAGTAGATGCATTGAGCTTTAAACAAATGCTAGCTAAGGATCCAACATTCTTACATGCAGTGGCAGAACAAGGCCGCAGAACAATACCTGGAGGCAGATAATGTCATTTCAATGGATTATAGATAACGCCGAAGCGATTTCAATCGAGCGTCAAGAAATTGTAGGGCAAACAGTTACCCGCAACAACACAGTCCGAGCAACTAGCCGTGGCGCTGGTGTGTGGAAGTTCAGTGTTAAACTACCTGATGGTATGCCATGGACTGATGTTCGTGGCAATATTAGCAAAGCAGAAGCATTGGGTCGTGTAACAGCAGGTACTATCAGCCTAAGCACTAGTGGACAAAGCTGGTTGTACCAATATCAAGGTAACAGTGTGAACTCAACAGGCTTTGTTGCCACTATTACCACAGGCAGCAATACCATTACACTTACAACTAGTCCAACAACCAGCTCAGGATTTAAGTTCAAAGCAGGTGATTTTATCCAACTAGGATCTAGTGGGCGTGTTTACACTGTAGCAGCTGATGTTGCTTACAACTCAAACGCAGTTGTCCTAAACAGACCGGTAATTGATAACACAGCCACTGGTGTAGCTCTGCGTGTTGGTGCTAACTGTAGCTGGACTGTTCAATGTGTTGACTTTCCAACTTTCACATTGTTTGCCCGTGATCAAGTTAGTTGGTCCGGACCATTTGTATTTTACGAGAAGATGGTATGATTGATTTAAGATCTTACGCAAGCCTAGAGTCAGCGGTATTCCTTAAGTGGGAAGTGCCTAACTTCTCTACGGCTTATATCAGCGATTACCACACACCACTATCATTTAATAGTAACACCTATACTAACATAGGCAACATGCTAAGTGTTAGTAGCATTCCAAGCGAACTAAAACCTAGCGCAGGCGAATTAACTGTAAGCCTTAGTGGCATCCCAACTAACAGCATTGCTGACATCCTTGCACAAGAAATCAAAGGCAGTTCAATCTGGATCTACAGAGCGTATTTTGATGCAGTTACGCACCAAGCACTGAGTCTAGGTGGAGGTAACACCCAACTACACTTTAAAGGCATTGTTACTAACTATGCAATCACTGACAGTGTTGAGGTTAATGATAACCTAGCAGTATCAACTATCACATTGACTTGCAACAGCCCAGTTGAACTATTAAGTAATAAGGTTAGCGGAAGAAGAACTAACCAAACTGATTTCCCCGGTGTTCAAGACATGGCAAGGGTACAGGCGCTGGCCAACAGCAATTTTAACTTTGGAGCACCATAATGGGTGATTTTTTCAGCACAGCATGGAGCTGGTTCAAGGGAAGTAGTGTTACTAGTTCACTGGCCAAGACTGCATTACTTGGATACGCATCTAAGTTATTAAACAAGACTACTGATCCAACTACTGCTGGCGGTAATGAAATTGTCGACAAAGGTGTTAGATTACAATTAAATCCTAGCACTGAAAATGAAATCCCTGTACTATACGGTGAAGCATACTTTGGTGGTTATATCACTGATGCACAACTGAGCAGCGACTACAAGAAGATGACTTACTGCCTAACATTGGCAGAACTTACTGGCCTTAAGCTATCCGATAGCAACCCAACAAGCTATACATTCCAAGGCGTTTACCTTAACAACAACCGAGTAGTGTTCAAAGCTGACGGATACACTGTTGACTACACCCTAGATAGTTCAGGCAACCAAGATATTAGTTTCCGTGACCTAGTTAAGGTTTACTTCTACTGCGACCAAACAGGTGTACAGCCCGTTGGTTCAAGCGGAACAACACCAAGCCCATTCACCACAATGCCTGGTTGGAGTTCATTAACGCATTCTATGGAAGACCTAATGTACGCTATTGTAGAGATTACCTACAATAAAGACAGAGGCGTAAGTGGATTGCCAGATTGTGTATTCCATGCTAAGACTAATATGGTACTGCCAGGAGATGTACTAGCTGACTACATGACTAACACAGTTTATGGTGCAGGCATTCCAGCAGAAGAAGTTGATGGCACTAGCTTGTTGGCATTGAACACTTTTGCCAACACAGGCTTTAGTTATACTAACTTATCAAGTCAAACATCTACAAGTCCAATCCATATTAACGGCCTAGTTGATGTTAAGACTGATGTCCTAACCAATATGCAAGCACTGGCAGAAGCAGCTAGCAGTTGGTTAACTTATGATATCCACACAGGCTTGTGGAAAGTGGTCATCAACAAAGCAGGTACAGCAGTAGCTAACTTCACTGACAGCAACATTATTGGTGACATCAGTATCAGTGGTACTAGCCTAACACAGTTAAACAACATTGCTGATGTCAAGTACGCTAACACTGATATCCAAGATAAGACTGACTTTGTTAAGATTAGCATTCCATCAGGTGACCTGTATGCTAATGAACCAGAAACTAGCCTACAACTAAGTTTACCATTTACTAACAAACAGGTAGTTGCAGCCAAGATTGGTTTGCAAGCGTTGAAGCAAGCCCGTGTTGACAAGATCATATCATTCCAAGCTGACTACAGCTATATCATGTTGGGCGCAGGTGACATTATCAGTGTTACTAGTAGTCCTTACGGCTTTAGCAGTAAACTATTTCGCATTATTACTGTTACACAAAGTGAAGGCGATCTAGGTGAGATTTTACTTGACTTCACAGCCTTAGAGTACGATGCTAGCGTTTACACTTATGATATCACTGAATACGAAGTTGTATCCGACGGTGGCATCCTAGGCATTGGTAGCATTGGCACACCTAATACTCCTGTTGTAACTAAAACAGAACAAAGCAATGTACCAAAGATTGTTATTGATGCACAAGTACCTAGCGGTATCGTTGAAGCAGTTGAATACTGGATTACCTTTGATGTAGGTGTAAGCAATGATTCAGCTAGAACTTATATCCTGATCGGCACTTACAAGAATACTGATGGTTCTAACCTAACTGAAGATGACACTGTTAGCTACACTTACACACAGCTAGCACAAAGTGATTTCTTTGTTAAAGTCCGTGGCGTAAACGGCATTACCTCTGGCCCTTATTCAAGCCCAACTGGCCTAATTGAATATGTGCCAATTGTTGTTGCTGACACAATTAGCGATAATCCAGTAAGCATTGGCGGACAACTAATGAGCCTAGGTTTATTAACACTGTTAAACAATCTAGATAAATTATTTGCAGGTGATACTACTGCTGGTGGCTTGTTTGATAAAATCTTTGATTTGTTCAAAGATGAAACAGGTGTTGATTTAAAGACTGAAGCTAGTACAGCCACAGGCGGACAAACTGGAGATAGATACTGGACAGCCGCTGGTACAACTGGGCCTGATGAAGTATGGGATACCGTAGTTGCTGATAGTACCACAGTCATTGAAGAGATTGATGGTGTTGGTGTTGAAAGATTTACCAGTATTACATTTGAAAGACCTAACGGTTATAAAGTTCAAATGAATATTACTTGGCCTTAAAGATTAAAAGATTATGACATATAAATTAGATCCATGGAGTAGGATTGTTTACCTGCACCAATACGCAATAGCACCTAACTTTACCACTAGAAACGAAGGTACTAGTGTTGTTTTTACTGTAACAACCACTGGCATTGCTAATGGTACTGTAGTCTATTGGAAGTTAGTAGGAGTAACTGGATCTATTAGTGATGCTGACTTTAGCAGTCCTGCTAATCCAGTAACTGCTGGCGGTACTGTGACTATTAATAATAACACTGCTAACTTTACAGTAACCATATCAAACGATGTGTCAACTGAAGGTACTGAATCATTTAATGCCGTTATAAGAACAGGCAGTCAAAGCGGAACTTTAAGAGCAACTAGTGCTACAGTTACTATTAGTGATACAAGCCCTAATAACGAATTAACAGTGCCTACACTAACTACAACATCTATCATCGATGTTGATTTTAACTCTAATGGAAGCAAGTTAGCAGTATTGCATGATAGTTCAGCTAGTAATAATTACTACGCAACTGTTTATAATGTTAGTGGATCAAGTGTTTCTTTATCTCAACAATTTGGACCATCTCAATTATCCCCGGGCGGAGATCATCTGAAGGTTAAAGGAACCATAGACTGGAGTCCTGACAATACAAAACTCTTAATAGCCTGCGGTAGAGGCTTGGGAGCTGCCATCTCCCAAGGCCCTAGTGATAGTACTAGCGGAACAGAAGAAGCACATTTAGAAGTATGGCAGGGTGTTAGTAAAATATATGCTGTTGGTAGCACGGGGTTTTGGGTCAACAATAATATATACCCAGCAAACCAATATCCTGATGGTAACGGATCTGATGTTGCTGGCGGAGCGAGATGGGTTAGTAATACGACCTTTGTAGTTGACGGCCGTGATGGCTGGAGTTTTGGATACGGGTTGATTGCCTATGATTATCAAACTACAACACCAACTCCAACAAGTTATTTCCCTGTAACTAATTACCGTTATAAAATTAACTATACTAATAGTGTTAATATAGATTACACATTAGAAAATGTTTCATTGCGAGTATTGAGCTTAGGTGATACATTTTATTACTCATATCCTTATTCACCATACCCTAATAGAATTGTTGGTGTTACCTGGCCAAGCGGAACTGTAACACAAACAGGAGCTCCAACAAATCCATCAGGTGGCGGATATGACCTTGAAAGCTTTGATGTTAGTTCAAGTGGTTATAAAGTATCAGGGATGTATTCCTGGCCAAATAGTAAAAGTGATAGGAATCTATTTTTATACAGTGGCAACACTATTGCTGGGAGTGCTGTGGCCGAAGACATATCAGGCTCATTAGAT